TACTAACCGTAGCGATAGTATGAATACCATTTGTAATAGCCGTACCACTAGAACCGAAAGCACTAGTAGCACCACTAGCGTACATATCCAAACCGCGCAAGCCATTAGTAGCACCAGTTGATGTAGTGCCGCTACCCGCTTGGTCGCTATTAAGAACCATTGATTGCCCTTCAAGTTGTGCAAACTCAAGTGCCAAATCTTCAACAAGCGTTGCATCAAGTCCATTAACATCACTTAGCACCGCCGTTCTGATTGGCAATTGTGCAACCAATACGCGCACGGGCAATTGCCAAATAGAAGTATCGACATTAGGCGAACCGCTATTTGGCGTAAATGTGTAACCCCAAGGGTTTGTAGAATTTGCGGCGTTACCAGTTTTGGCAACGAATTGGGCATCAGAACCCGTAACCGTAATTTGGCGTGAGCCTTGACGCAAAGGGTTTGCTTGACGCAAAGCCGCAAACGCATCATCAAAAACAACATTACCACCGACACCCGAACCCGAACCAGTAATTGCGCTTGCTTCGCGCAAGTCGATGTTTACTTTGCCGCCTTCGGTGATGGCTTGTTTGATTCCGTTCAAGATTTTTTCGGTGATTGACATTTTGAATTCCTGTTTAAAAAAAGCGGGGGATTTTCGCCCCCCGCTAATGGCAACGCAATTAAGTAGCAGTACCAGTTGAACGATAACGAATCAAGGCGTTAGGGTCACGAACTGATGTAGCCAAACGCTTTTCACCAAAGAATGTGATAAAGCCGGGGGCCGTTTGGTCGTAGCGGCGCATAATCATATTCAATCTGTCAATGATTGTGTGACCTCGTGTAAAGTCACCAAAGAACATTGGATACAAAGAACTTGTACCCGCAGAACCAGTAGTTGCTTGTGATGGATTATCGCAATACTTGTTAACGACAACATCAAAGCCCAACAAATTACCCACGATACCTTCAACCGACAAACCTTCGTTACGATTAAAGATTGGTGCGCCGTTTGTATCACGCAATGCGCGAATAGCGTTCAACAAAATTGGGCTAATCATAAACTTAGTGTCGGGTGTCCAATACTGTTGTGGCAAAGCATAAATAGTATTGATTACGTCAACATAAGAAATGTTGTTTGCGCCAACGGTGTTTGCGTTAGTGGTAATTTGGTCGTAAGTAGCAAGGTTATGCAAACCAGTATTAGAACCCGTACCGCTTGTTCCAAATGATGCAGTTGAGCAAGTACCACCCGCATAGGTAGCGTTAGCACCCGCGTATTGGTCTAAACCGCGCAAGCCATTTGTACCGCCGTATGGGTTAGTGCCTGATTGTGCCGCTTGGTCGTTGTTCTGAATCATTGACAAGGCTTCGGCTTGCGAAAACTCCATCAACATATCGTCAACTACGTTTGCTTCCAAACCATCAATGTCATCCAAAGCCGCGGTACGGATTGGGAACTGAACATTCAAGTCCTGCAAAACTAATTGCCAAATGCTTGTGTTTTCAGTTGTATCCGCGCCGTTGTTCTGAATCGCATAGCCCCATGCCGCACCTGCATTACCAGTTTTGACACGGAATTGATAAGAAGAACCATCGGTTGCTACGGTGCGTGACAAACCGCGCATGGGGTTAGCCAAACGCAAAGCGGCAAACACGGGGTCATAAGCGGTGCGACCACCTTGGTTGTTACCTGAACCCGTCAATGCTGATGCCTCGCGCATATACGCATCGCGTTGGCTTTCGTCTGCAAAAATTTGCAGTTCTTTTTCTACGCGGGCATTGCTTTTGTAGAAAGAAACCAATTGTTCTTTAACAGAACGGTTTACATCGCCGCGCACGGATGTAGCGGGCTTGACGATTGCAGGGGCTTGAATAGATGCTACTTTGGCTTCCAAAGCAGAAATGGTTTCTTGCATTTCCAGTTTGATTGCTTCAACGGCGGCGGGAATTTTTGCTTCAACGGCGGCAATGCTTTCGCTTTGCTTGGCTTCGATAGCATCCAGTTTTTCAATGATTGCTTGTGACATGATTTAACCTTTAATTTTGGTATCAAGAATTTTAAGAAGTTCACGGGTTTCTAAAGCCGCGAGAATTTCCGCTTCGGTAGCCTCCGCATCTGATTCACTCAGAATAGGCGCAATTTCAATAGGCGTTGTAACTACATCGCGCAGTTCTAACACCTTTTTGAATGTAGATGCGGCGGCTACCGCATCCTTTTTAGATAGCCCAACTTCACGCAAGGCTTGTTCTAAAACTTTTAAATCCGCAGAACCATCGGGTCGGAAATATTCCAACTTACTAACTTCTGCTTGTGGGTTGTTTGGGTACATAACTACGGATACTTCGCGTAAGCCGCCTTTTGTGATTTGGAAATATGCTTCATCAGATTGGTCGGGTTCGCCATCAGCATTTACCATTTGGTATTCTTCAGCGTATGCACCAACGGAAACGCCACCAAACATTTCGGGCGATTCTTGCATTACTTTGTAAAGGTCAGAACCCATCGTAGTATTGACATACAAACGCCCTTCGGCTTTCATTCCTGTATCGTCAAACTCGAACGCATCCCATTGACCAACGGGGATTGCATCCGCATTGTGATTTACAAACATGGGTAGGGGGCGACCTGATTTAGAAAAATCTTCTGCCCATTGCATGAAGCCCTCGGGTTGATAATTAAACCGCCTACCGTCTGCGCCTTCACGCGCACCCCAAGTAGTTACGGTTGCTTCAATTTTTCCTGTGCTTTCGCCCTGCTTTTCCAAAACTAATTTGGCTTCGCAAACCATCATCAGGTTTTTTACGGTCATAGATTACCTCATCGATTTTTGTTCGGTCGATGTCATATATTGTTTTTGGGGGTCGCCCTCTTTTAGGGGGCGGTTCTGTATTTGGCTTATATGTTGCCAAGGATGCTATCACTAATTTAAAAATAGTGGACAATTTATTTTTACTTGCCGATATTCATTTTGCGGGTTTGGTTTCCACCACCACCGCCCGTATCTTGGGGAGATGTTCCGATAATCGGCTTATCTTTCCCGCCCTTATCAATCAATTCATCTGCCCCATCCATATTGGGCATCCCCAAGTATTCACGCGCTTCGTTGGGGGTCATAATCCCGTTTGTAACGCCCGCGGTAGCAAAATTCATTTGGTCTAACGGTGCGCCTTTTAAGAAATTGCGCGTATCAAATTCAATGCACAAATTAGGGTAGCCAACAAACAAATGTTGCTTTAATTTCTGCTGAATGTTAATTAAAGTTGGGTACATAGTGGATTTATAGAATTCATCCATCATAGTTTGGGTATTGTTGTACTTGGAATCCCCGATACCAATCATTGCCGCGGGTACGCCAAACAAACCGCAAATCCGTTTCATGGTTTGTTCTTTTAACTTAGCCGCATCGGTATCCTGTAGGGTCAGCATATCCAACGGGGTGTACTTCATGCCTTGGTCAAGTAACATACCCTGACCCGCCTTGCTTGGGTCGCTTGGGCGGCTAGAAACCATTGCCGACCATGCTTCTTTCAAACGGGCGGCAATTTCCTTATATTTGCCATCAGGAATAACACTTTCGGTAGTGAACATTCCGCTTGGCTTTGCGCCGTTCTGCATGATGTAGTTGGCGTAAAGGTCAATATCTTGGTCTAGCGAAACCAGTTCTGCCGCCAAAATGCCTTTGTTAAAACCCGCAGAACCTTGCCAGTTCATTTCCTTAATGTGCATCACTTGGTTAAAGTTAAGCGGTTCATCACGGTTAAAACCGTAAGCGGGCGTACTCAAACGATACGATGGGTAACGCGCAGGGGTGATTGTTACGGCAATCAATGTTGAATCAAGCAAGTACATTTCTAACGGGGTTTCCGTTGTACTTTGTTGGTCTTTACGCCACCAAAGGGTAAATGCTTCGCCCGCAAGTTCGTACCACATGAGCCATTGATACCAAAATTCGTAGGTGCTTTGAAATTGATTGGGTTGCGCCAAAAGATTTGCTACTTGCTTGGCTTTAGCCTTATCCCGTGCGCCCACTAGCGGCGATTTGATGGCATCGACATAAGTACCATCTTCGGATTGACTAACCACGCGAATAGGCAATTGGGATAGGGCGCGGGCTTTAGCCGCAACGCAAGCCATGATTGTGCTATTGCGCGTAAGCAATGACATATCCACGGGGCGACCCGCGTTATTGGTCGCGCCTGTGGTTACATAAAGAATCTGAGTATTGACATTAGGGTTTTTATTATTGCCCTGATAAACGATGTTATTACCTAACGCCGATTGACCAAATAGCGTATTGGATTCGTTTTTTTGGTCTTTATTGCGCTTGAAAATGTCGAAAATAGCCATGTTTTTACCCAATTTTTTGATGGTTTACCGCTAAAAACTTCTAAATCCAAATGTATCAGAAATAAAAACATTGTCTAGATGGCAATGCAAAGCCATAATCATTGCAATAATTCCGTCAACTTTTGCGGATGTATCGGCTTCATTTTTACGAACTTTGACATTTCCGTTCACATCCGTGTAAACCTCCGCGTTTGCCAGTTGCCAACCAACAAACGGGTTGCCATTGTGCATAATTCCCTTTTTTAGAATCAATTGTTCTGCGGTTTTAGACGGGTTAGATAGAACCGCCATTCCCTGCCCAACCTTTTTTACGGGTAAACCCTCGGCATACAAATTAGCAACCAATGAAGCGGCGTTGTACGGGTCGTAACCGATTTCTTTAACATTGTGCTTAATACATTGTTGTTTAATGTAGGTTTCCACTTCGTTAAGGTCGGTTACATTGCCTTGCGTAAGCCGCAATATGCCGCTTGCATGGGCTTGCAAAAAGATTGATTTATAGTGATTTGGGATTAGGTCTAAACTTTCTTCGGGTAAGAAAAATTGGAATTCTGCAAAGAACTTTTCTTCCGAATATCGGTGCAAAGTGCATACGGCGTTTAAGTCGCGGCTATATGCCAAGTCAAACGCAATAAAAGTTGATTCGGGTTTATCTTCAGGCATAGGGCAAACTGAATCATCCCAATACCTTCTATCGACCCACGCGCTATTTGCGCTTACATAAATATTTAGCGTTTTGCATAAAAATTCATTTAATGTAGCGGGCTTATTTTTAGCCTCTTCTGCCCTTTGTGCAATTGCATCATCAAACACACTAATGCCGTGCATAGGATTGGCTTTTTTCCAATTGTTTGGGTCTTGCCAATCATCTTGTTGGTCTAGCCCATAAAGTAAACCAAACCATTTAGGGTTATCATTTGCTTCGCCTGTAAGCATAGATTTATAAAGATTCATATCTTCATAAAACTTTGTTTCTTTTGTAAAACTTGCGGTTGTAATGTATATCCGCAACGGGTTAGCCCTTGCTACCATACCCGAATGTAAAACTTCAATTGCATTTCTATCTGTAATTTGTGCGGCTTCGTCAATAATTACGCACGATGGATTTTTACCGTCACCCGTTTTCTTTGTGTCCCTGCTTAATGCTTTAAACATAGATTGGGTATCGCCAATCTTTTTAACTTCATATTTGCTTACATTAAAAAGGCTAGAAAGTTGCGATGGCATATTTTCAATAAAGCCTTTTGCCGCATCAAAAACAATAGTTGCCTGTTCACGGTTGGTAGCCAAGGTAAATACCTCCGCGCCTTTTTCACCGCACAATAATTCATACAAAGCAATAATTGCAGTTAAAGTTGATTTGCCCGCTTTGCGCGGAATAAACAAAATTACATCCGTCACCATGCGTTTAGATAAATCTTTTTTTAACCTAAACCCATATATAGCGCAAATAAATAAAATTTGGAAAGGTTCTAATTTTACTGGCTTGCCCGCATCAGGGCCTTTGGTATGCACTAAAGCATTAGAAAAATCTAAAATGTGTTGCGCGTAATCAGGGTCAAAAACCCATTGCCATTCTTTATTTTCAATTTGGTTAATAAACCTTTGGCAAGTCAATTGAACATTTTGACAAACATTGATTTGCCCTTTGCAAACTGCATGAGCATAGGCTACGCCTTCTTGCCATTTCATCCTTTAGGGCCTCGCAAAAATTTTGCTACTGGACTATTTTCTTCGGGTTTTTGTCTATCCAATCTGCTTTTAGGTGTTAACCCAAGTTCGTTCATTAACTTAATTACATTTTTCATTGCTTCGTTTGCAACGCTTATGTAAGGGTTTGGGGCAAATGTTTTGCCATCGTTAATTTTTACAACCAATGGATGTTTGCTTTGTTGGGCGCGGGCGTTGATGTAGGTTTCTAATTGGTCGGCTAACATCATTAAAGCGTGTCTATCCTGTTCAGAACCTATGCCATACACCTCATATAGGTAATCCGCAGTTTCGTTTACAAACCGTTCCCTTGTGTATTGTTCGGGTTGGGTTGCCCACTCCGCAAATGGAATCCTAGCCTTAACAGAATCGGGCAAAAGTACGCCCGCGTTCATTCCTTTAGAACCTTGTATTAAATGTATTTCAGGGGGGCGTTTGTTATTAGCCATTTATTAACTCTGCTTTTTTGCCTGTAAATTCTTCCCATCGATTTACTATTACATCGCAATATTTTGGGTCTAATTCCATTAACCTAGCATGACGATTAATTTTTTCGCAAGCAATTAATGTGCTACCTGAACCACCAAATAAATCAATAATTACATCACCGCCTTTGCTTGAATTAGCAATGGCTTTTTCAACCAATCCAACAGGTTTTGGAGTGGTGTGACCAACAACTCTTTCTTTATCAAATCTCCAAACTGAAGTTTGTTTCCTATCTGAGTGCCATGAGTGAGTTCCATTATTCATCCATCCATAAAGGCAAGGCTCATGTTGGCTTTGATAATCTGTTTGGCTCAATGTTAGGCTATTTTTAGCCCAAATAATCATTGAACTGAAATGGAAGAATTCTCTAAAAACCTTGTGGAATACATCAGCACAACGGTCTGAATGGAAGCAATATATAGATGCACCCGATTTAGATGCCATCAAATAGTTGGCAAATGCAGACCTTAATAAGTCTTCCAAACCATCTCTTGAATCATTATTGATGCCTTTATAGTCCACACCATAAGGTGGGTCAGTAAATACCATGTCGGCTTTCTGCCCATCCATTAACTTATCCACAGCGTCAATACTTGTGGAGTCACCGCACATTAGCCTGTGGTTGCCAAGTTGATAAATGTCGCCTAACTTGGTTTTAGGTTCTTCAGGTACTTCAGGTACGGCATCTTCATCCGTTAACCCATCAATAACTTTAGGGTTAAGCGCATTTACTTCATCAGGGCTAAAACCCGTCAATTCCAAATCAAAGCCTTCTAGTTCTAATTCTTGTAATTCAAGGATTAACATTTCATTATCCCAACCCGCATTTAAAGCCAGTTTGTTGTCAGCAAGAATTAAAGCCTTTTTTTGTGTATTGGTTAAATGCGCTAATTCAATTACTGGAACTTCGGTCATGCCCAACTTACGCGCCGCGGCTAACCGACCATGCCCTGCAATAATTCCTTTTTCGCCATCAACCAAAAGCGGGTTAGTCCAACCAAACTCTTTTATGCTTGCCGCAATTTGCGCGACCTGTTCATCGCTATGCGTTCTTGCGTTTTTTGCGTAAGGGATTAATTTTTCAATTTGTATTTTTGTAATTTGCATGGTCTTGTCCTTTAAAAAATTATAGCCTCCCCCCCTAGCCAACTCAATTTGCGGGGAAATAGCACCGCGCTTGCTTTGGCGTAAATACAACATTTTTTAGTTTCTGAACACAAAAGCCTTACTATTCTACACGCGTGTTGTATTGATGCAACATATAAGCGTAGTCGTTCTTTGTGTAGTCTTTTGCACCATCTTGGGCGTAGTGCCTGTAGATGCCCTGCTTTTCTAGCCCTGATTTTTGGCTATGGCAATTGTGGCAAAGGGATTGGAATATGTTGCGGCTAAACGCATGGCTACCTATGTGCTTCCATGCAAACAAATGGTCTATATGCTTTGCTGATGCCACTATGTTGCGTGATAAACACCCTTGGCATAGGGGTTGTTTGCTTATCTGTACCGCCCTAATGCTTTTCCATAATGGCGTTTGGTATGCGCTATCTGTATCCCGCCTTGCCATGTTGTCGATACCACCATGTTCTAAGCAGTAGGTGTTCAACTTACTTCTAGGGTTCTTACACCCTAATGATGAACACTTACTGTTAGTTGGTACTGATGGCATTAGGCTAGGAATCGCAGTTTGTATAGCGTACTGTTAATCAGGTTAGCAATGGTATCCACTTCGTTCTGTAGTTCGCTATCCTGTGGAAATCCTGATGCGCGGCGCAATGTTGCCACTTCATCTTTAAGGTAGATAAAGTAATCGATAGGGTTACTTGCGGGTAATTGGTAGTCGGCTTGGTATCTTGTAAGCAAACCGTACTTACCTTGGAACGCTTCTACGAATCCATCTACTAGGTCGCTTACTTCATCGTAATAAGTACCCAATGCCATGTGTTCGGAATAACTTGGGGTATTGAAATGCAAGATATGCGCGTTGGTTACGCTATGCAATAGGCACATAACAAACTGCATCACGGGGTCGCCTTGGGCGGCTTCAGCACGAAATTTAACCATCATAATCCTTCGGGTAGTGGAACATCGTTAGGCCAAAGCCCATATAACTGTAATTTTCGCACCGTTTCCTTATGTGCGTAAAGCCAAATCTTTTGGCGTTCTTCTTTGGTCAATCCTTTGCCTTGGTCTATTTCCATGTGGCATTGATTGCATAGGCTTGCAATTAGGTTGTCATCGGCTTTTATGCCCCTGCCCTTGCCGCCTTGCCAATTGGTGTGCGCCGCTACTACCGTTCCATCATCAGAACCGCAATATTGGCACGGTATTTCGCGGGCGTTGCGTAATAGGTTGGGGCTACGAATATATTGGTGTTTGGGGAATCTCATTCAATTTCTACCACTAAGTTACCGTTTGATTTTATGTAATTTCGGGTTTTCTGAACATAGCGTTCAAATTCTGCACGGGTGATGCTTCCCTGTTGCAAATCGGCATATTCCAGTAAATCCCGCAACGCCTGTATGCCAACCCCATCCAATCCCATACGCATCGTGCTTTGGTAGCGTAAGGCGGCTTTGTGTAGGCTTTCTTGGGCTAACTCGCATACGGGCAGAACTTCAGGCCCTACCCCGTTTTTAGCCATCATTTCCGCTAGGTTTAGTACATCTACCAAGGTACGCCAATCCTGTACCGTGCCATTACCCTTGATAATTGATTCAAGTGCGGCATATTCGGTTAGCCGCAATTTGTCTAACAAATGTCTAGGCGTGTAACTAGCCCCAACAATGCCATGCGCGATTGGGTCTAACAATGCCCAAAATTTGCGTTTAGTGCGTTTACGCATTTTTTGCTTGGTTTTGTCTTAGGTATTTGCCTGTAATACGCTTGTTCCAACATTGTTGGCAAATCCACTTAATGCCCATTTCTATGCCGCCTTCGGGCGGTTTGCTTATGTCGCATTTGGTGCAAAGTTTAAACTTGTGATTGGCAAACCTTGCGCCAATGTCTATTTGCGGCATCATGCTTGTCCCTTTTTTACCCACGCAACAAAGTCTGTGCATCGTTTTTTCCAACCCCAATTACTTGTGTGGGCTTGAGACATCGTTAGTGGTCTATAAAATCTTGGTTTGTGCTTTAACCTGCAAACATCCATTGGGTAGTCTTGGGTTGCCGTGTAGTTAGTGCAATTGTGGCAATAGCGGGTTGCACTCATGCTTGTTTCCTTATGTTAATGGCCTTCAAAACGCGATCACGCAATGTTATATCTGCGCCAAGCAATGCAATATCTGCTCTTGCAACACAACGCTCACGTTCGGCAGAAACGACAAGGGCGGCAAAGCGTTCAAGTTTGTCAAGATATGTAATTTCACCTGTGCGCCAGTAAAACGGCATTTGTGCCTCTTGTGCCATGCGAATAATCTCTTGTTTTGTCATACGCCGCCGTTTAATATAAAAATAACCCAACCCCAAAAGGCAATCAGAAATAAAAATATCAATCCCCATTGTTTACTCATGGTTCTTGCGCCCTGTCTTTTTCTTCTGCAAGATGTTGCCGCAATTTGTTAACGCCAACCATTTCTAGTTCGGCAAATTGTTCATCAGTTAGAACTCCCATAATGCTAATGCCCTCATAGGTTACATCTTCAATGTTTTCAAAAAATGTGCCGTGTTCATCCCGTTCGTATGACATTTTGCAAGTAACGGTTACACCGCCCGCGCCAGTTGTGGCGTTAAAGGTAAATTCGTAATCTCTCATATTTGTCCTTTTTGAATTACATAGTCGTGAAAAACAACACCTTTGGTTATATCGCCAACTTTGTGCGCTTTAACCCAACAAGTTTTACCCGTTTTAAGACGCCTTAAATGACCCCTGCGGTCGTGTAATCTAGGGCTTGCGTGTGTACCCCCTTGATGTTCATTTTTAGGCGTAGCAGGTTCAACAATTACCGTAGTCCAATCGTAAGTAGGAATTTTTCCTTCTTTAATTTTTCGTTGATTAGTAAATGTAGATTTTGTAAAAGGTTGATGCGCTTGTACTGATTGCGTTAACGATTCAAGCCAAATACCGCAAAAAGAAAGCATTGTTTCTGCCATTTCTTTAGATATTTCTTTGCCATCGTCTATTGGCCCGTAACGCAACATATTGCCATCAACCACATAAACCATAGGCGGGAATTTAGTTGGCATACGCCCTGTTACACCTTTCCATGTAGATACCACAATGCCTTCTTCAGGGTTAGTACCAACCACCATAAAAATAGTGTCATAAGACGCATGAGTTTTGGTTTTACCGCGCCAAACCACAATGTTTTTTTCAAACGGCGGGCGATACTTCATCAATGGTTCGGTAACGGCATGGCTTCTATCGTCAACATAACCCGACAAATCAAACCATTGGATTTCTGTAGGGTCTATGCCGCCATCAAAAGCCATTTTGATTGCTTCACGTATTAAAGGCGTCATACGGGCGAATCCTCAAAGTTATCAGG